ATTTGCGCGGTTAAACGCCGAAGCGAGCGTGTTTTAAACTTTGAGAATGTACATTTTCAAAGTTAATCTGCTCTAGAGGGTGGGGGCGTGGGGGGAGGTGAGCCTTTTGCAAGAGGGTCCCTCCCCACAAAGCATTTCGATGTTGCTTCATTTCATGAAAAGTTCACTTCCAGCACCAGCGACAGCAGCCGGAAGGGCAGGGGCCTGTCCTGTACCAGCCACAGGCTGCCCGAAGTCTCCCACGAGCCGCCGGGCGCAAACGACACCTCACCGGAATAGGGCAATACCGCCTGACCCCAGTGATCGGGCAAAAAGGGAAGGTCGTACAGTTCGTGCCTGTGGGGGCCGTATTTGCCGCCCACGCTCCGGTACAGGCGTGCCGTACACATGCCGTAGGCACGCTGGCGGCCAAGGCTTGTGCCGGACTGGCTGTCGTACTCCACCGGCAGGCATGAAAGGGCCGAGGCGTAAGGCAGACCCGCCTGCACCACACGTGCCGCATAGGGCAGTTCCACGCGGCCCTGACGCACCACACAGCCTTCTACCGGGCTGCCATCGGCCAGTACGGCCAGTTCGCAACCTTCAAGGTGGTCCAGTCCCTCCAGCGTCATGGCAGGAGCGGCCAGCCGGAACGTGAGGCCGCAGTCCACAAAATACGCTTCTTCCACAGGTTCGTGGTCTTGCCACTGGTCTGCCAGTCGCTCCAGAAAAATGCGCGGCTGTCCGTTGATGCGGCGTTCCGTCACGAGCATGAGGGTGTCGCCTTTTTCGCCGGAAATGGCCGCCGCCGAGAGCACCCGGCCTTGCGTGACCTGCCGTGACCAGCCCCAGATGTCGTGCTCTTTCATATAGGTAAAGGCCAGCAGCAGTCCGTCGTCGCGTACGCACCAGATGGTAGACCCCGGCGTCTGCTGATAGGCCCACTGCTGGATGGTGTGCCCTTCAAAAAGGTGCGGGGCCATGATGGAAAGGTCATTGCCCGCGTAGCCGTCCTTTTCCAGCGAATAGAAGAGGTCGCGCACGCGGGAGCCGTGACGTTGCACATGCAGGATGGAGTTTCCGATAATGATGGGCGCAAGGCCCGCGCTGCCCCAGTAGCTCTGGGCCGTGATGCTGATATTGCCTGCGGTTATGGACGCGCTGTCGCCGCCGGAAGCCTTGTATTCACTGCCTGATGTGCCGATGAGCAGATCACCGAAGCTGGCCGCCCAGGTGACGGCATCTATGGAACCGGAGGCGATGAGGTATTCCACGGGGTCATCGTTCTGTAATGGTCTTGATTTACGGAAGTTTTCAAAATCTCCCACGCGTGACATGTAAAATGCCTGCGGATTTTTGGGGGTGGCGGCCAGAACCATGCGCTGCTGATGAAAGGCCACGATGCCGGGATAATTGCCGTCAGCGAACGGGTCCCAGTCTTCCTTGGGGGTATCGGCCGTATCGGCCTGGTAGTTCTGGTCATTGAAGCTCAGGTCGGCGGATACGCCGATAAAGCCGAAGTAGCCCGCTTCTTCCCTGTAGATATTGTATTCCACGGCTCCTTCCACCGCGGCCCAGCCTATGCTTGCGCTGTTGCCCTGCACCCAGTCGGACGGATGGCGCCCATTGGCACACTGTCCGGCAGGCGAGGGCAGGGACTCGCGCCCGGCGGCATCCACGGCAGCCACCTTGTAACGCAGGGTATAGCTGCCCGAACTGCCGGAAAAGGTCACCGAAGGCACTTGGGGGGCGGCAAGGGATGCGTTGAGCGCCACCTTTTCCAGACTCCAGGCATAGGCTGGCCCGTTGGACTGCGCCTGTTCTTCCGGGGCATCACGCCGCACCACCTTGTGCAGGGGATGGTTGCTGTGGGCCAGATATACGGTATCGCCCACCTGAGCGCAGGAAATATCGCGCAGTTCGTCCGCGGCATAGGGTGTTTCAATGACGGGGATGTTTTCAAGCCCGTGTTCGTCAGCGATACGCAGGCTGTAGTCGCCGAAGATCAGCACAAAATTCTGACTGGTCAGAGCATTGAAGCTGAAAGGCATGAGCACGGAGTATCCGTCCAGATCCGCCAAAAAATGCGTGCCGGGCCGCCGGGCAGCGTCACCGTGCAGTCCGGGCAGCATGTTTTCCATGCATGACAAGCAGTTGCGATAGCGGGATAAATCATATCGTGCAGAAAGGGTGGGCGCGATCTCGCCGCCGGTGAAGTTGTTGCAGGCAATGCGGATAGGCATGGCTAAACCTCCGGCATGTCTGGCCACGGTGTCAGTTCGCCGCCGCCGTCCCAGGGGGCGTCGGGCTGTTGCGGCAGGGCGCGCAGGGCCTGACGGTAGGCTTTTGCTGCTTCAAGCCGTTCCGGGTCAATGGGATAGTCGGGCAGCAGGTACTTGTCGGTGGAGGCAAGGCGGGCGTCGCGCTTTGCACGCAATCTGGCTGCTCTGGCCGCAGTGCTGTTGTATTCTGCAAGGCGGGCGGCCTCGGCAGCCTCGCTTTCCTGCTCAAGGCGGGCCTTTTCTGCCTTCCACAAGGCCACGTACGGGGCCACCTCCTCCTCATAGGCTGTAGTGTCGGCGGCAGGCAACGGCCAGTTGTAGTCGTCCTCCCATTCAATGTGGCCCTGTTGCCCGTTCCATTGGAGCGCGTGCATGGTCACTGGGGCGGGGAAGTCAAAAATGAGGGGCATGCCATCCAAAATAATGATCCGATCAGACGGAACTACGGTTACTACAGGCATGGTAAATCTCCTTTATATGACACGCATGATAAAATGCAGCGCGCAAAAGGGCATGAAGCTGGACTCCGCAGCGGTGGTGGCGGACAATGTGTGGGTGTGTGACGCATTGGAGCCGGTTGCTCCCGTGGTCGCGCCAGTTTGTTGCCAGGTAATGCTTTCTCCCGGCTGCTTGTTGTACAAGCCAAACATTGATGTATACGAGTGGCTGTGGGACGCCAGTTGTGCGACTGAAAGGGTCGAATCCCCCACGCTGCCGACGACAGTGTGACTGTGGCTGCCACTGCCACCGATGGTTCCGGCAACATGCGAAGCGTCTGCCCCCAAAAGCGTCCGGCCCTTCAGGTTCGGCATTGTGCCGCCTTTGCCGTCATTGCCGCCGTCACACAATATCCAGTCTTCTCTTGCCGCTGTCTCGCCGGGCATGATGGCGCGTCTTCCATCGCTGCCCCCAAAGGTTACGCCCCATACGGGGATAGGCACGCAGGGCGGAAAGGCGTCCCAGTACGCAATGTGCAATGCGCCGCCAGTGTCAATGGTCATGCCGCTTCCGGGCCTGACCGTGCCGGGCCTTTCCGTGGTGGCAAGGTTTACGGGGGTTACGGAAATCGCCCCGTCCTCGGTTATGGCAATGCCTTCTCCAATCTTGACCATGCCAAGCTGCTGAGGTGTGGCCGGGCCAATATTGGCAAGGCTTTGCGCACGGTCGGCTTCATTTTTTGCGCGGTCTGCCTCGGTACTGGCCCTGTTCGCCTCCCCAGAAGCCCTGCTGATTTCTCCGGCAATGGCAAGCCGCGCGTCGTCCGCCGCTGCCTCGGCTGCCGCTTCTGCGGCGTATGCCGCGTCCTGCGCCCTGCCGGCCTGAGTTGTGGCTGCGGTAACGGCTTCCGCAGTTGCCGTTTCAACTGCATGAGCAGCGGCGACGGCACTTTTTGCGGCTTCCACGGCGCTCTGCCCGGCAGCTGTTCTGGCTGCTTCGGCGGTGCTGCGGGCGGTTTGCGCGGCGTCACGAGCCGCGTAGATTGCCAGCACCACATCCTGCGGGGTTTCGGAACTGGTGGCGGGCAGGATGACGGCGCGGCGCATCATCTCCAGCGTCTGCTGGCGTTCGGCCGCGGCTTGATCGAGGGCGTCCTCGATGACCTGCGGGTCAAAGCGCGAGGCGGAAACAAGGTTTACCTCCTGCGTAAAGGGCATGTTGCGGGTGATGGCGAGCTTCCAGCCGTCAGGCAGGGGGGCGTTTTCGTGCAGGTAGGTGACGGAACCGCCTGCAGCTTCCAGATCCGCTGTCCATCCGGCAGCTTCGGATGTGACTCCTTTGGGTGATGTCAGGGTGACCACAAGCTGCGAGGCGTCCCAGACCCGGAAAAAAAATGGAAAGCACGTGGCCGCATTGTTGCCCTCATAGACGGCGCGGCTTGGGCTATAGGGCATGGTCATTCGGATATCCTTATTTTTCAGTGCATTTTTTCATTAGAGCAGATTAACTTTGAGAATATACATTCTCAAAGTTCAAGGCACGCTCACTTCGGCGTTTAACCGCGCAGATAAACTGCGCTTACACCTCCGTAGCGAACGTCTGCTCACGCAGCCGCCAGAGCAATTTCAAAGTGAAATTGCTCTGGAGCATTTAACACTTGAAATGCTCGTTTCCGGCAGGCAAAAGCCTGCCTCCTCGCATTTCGTGGCAAGGATTTTCAAGTAAATCATTGCAGAGCAGTTAACTCATTTCATTCGTTAACTGCTCTAACATGCCTGTGTGAAAGATGTTTGCCGCCTGTTGCGGCACTGGGCGACAGGCGGGCTGCGCGATATTGGCCGTTTCAGCGCACGGCAAGCCATGCGTCTTCAGCAGGCTTGTCACTGCGCTCGGAAGCGGCGGCCCCTCTGGCCGGGGGCAGACTGGCCGCATAAAGTTGCTCAAGTTCGGCGGCTTTTTGCCCGCTGCCCTTGAGCAGGGGCACGGAGATGAGGGCGGCCAGCTTGCGCGCCAGCATGTGGGCGAAAAGGTCGTCAAACAGGCGGCTGTTGCGCACGTCCTCGGTGTACAGCATCAGAGCGCGCGAAGCGTTGGTAACAAGCAGTGAACTGTCGCCGGCGGGGCTCATTGCCAGACAGAAAGGGCGGGGCGAAAGACCCTCATGCCGCACCTCGTGAACCTTGAGGCAGCTTTCGGGCAGGGCGTAGGCAAAACGGTATTCCGGCGCATAGCCGGGGGGCAGGGCCTGAAGCGCCAGCCATGCCCGGCGCTGGGCAAAGCTCCAGGGAAAATCGCGCAATACCTGACGCCGGGCAGAATCCCAGTACAGGCGGCATTGCAGCACCTCCGGCGTGCTTTCGCGCTCGGAGGCCACACTGCGCGCGCCCAGAAAGCCGAGGGCGCGGTTCCACACGTCGATCTGGCTGATAGTCATGACACCTCCATACATGTTGCTGGAATGAGAAAGCCCCCGGCGGCCAGAGCAGCCGGAGGCATTAGAAATGCCGCTCTGAAGCGGACAGGTTGTGAACTTGTGGCATGCCTTGAAGGCACTGACGCCAAAAATGGTTGTGGGAAAAACTACTGTGGAAAAGTGAAATAATAGTAAAGGTTTTGGGGGGGTGGGGGTGTGGGGGA